CTAAAAGGTGACCAGGATGCTTTAAATGAGTTTTATAGGCAGTTTCCGCGCACTGAAGAACACGCTTTCAGAGATGAAACAAAAAATAGTATATTTAATTTAGTTAAAATATACGAACAAATAGATTATAACGAAGATTTATCAAACACAGGGGTATTAAACATAGGCAGCTTTTCATGGGAAAACGGCATAAAAGATACTAAAGTTAAATTTACACCAAACCCAAACGGTAGGTTTAAAATAACCTGGGTCCCTAATTATGAATTGCAAAATAAGCAATACACGAAAAATGGCCTTAAGTTTCCGGGCAATGAGCACATAGGAGCTTTCGGGTGTGATAGTTATGATATATCAGGAACAGTTGATGGCAAAGGATCTAAAGGAGCGTTACATGGGTTAACCAAGTTTAGCATGGAAAACGCGCCCCCAAATTCTTTCTTTTTAGAATATATAGCCAGACCACAAACCTCCGAAATGTTTTTTGAGGATGTGCTTATGGCTTGTGTTTTTTATGGGATGCCATTGCTTGCAGAAAATAATAAACCTAGACTTTTGTATTATTTTAAAAGAAGGGGGTACAGAGGCTATTCAATGAATAGACCAGATAAAATATGGAATAAACTATCTGTAGCCGAAAAAGAAATAGGTGGCATACCTAATTCTAGTGAAGACATCAAGCAAGCTCATGCTGCCGCTATAGAAGCGTACATAGATAAACATGTAGGTTTAAAATCGGATGGACAATATGGAGATATGTATTTTAATACAACTTTAAATGATTGGGCAAAATTTGATATAAATAAAAGAACAAAGTTTGATGCTGCTATAAGTTCGGGGCTCGCTATAATGGCTTGCAATAGACACTTATATAGGCCAACCGCCCCTGTTCAAAAACAAAAGTTAAATTTAAATATTGCTAAATATAAAAATAGCGGTACAATATCGAAAATAATAAAATAACATATGGCTGAGTCAGTTGTAAAAAGTTTTTTTCCTAGCCAAGTTGCTAGTGACGAAGAAAAAATGTCATCAGAGTATGGCCTTCGGGTAGGTAGAGCTATTCAAGACGAGTGGTTTAAATCAGACTCAGGCACTTCGAGATATAGAAGCAATCAAAATACATTTCATCATTTAAGACTATATGCTAGAGGCGAGCAGCCAATACAAAAATATAAAGATGAATTATCTATCAACGGCGATTTATCTTATTTAAATTTAGACTGGAAACCAGTTCCAATTATTTCTAAGTTTGTAGATATATTAGTTAATGGTATTTCTGAAAGATCTTTTGATATAAAAGCCTATTCTCAGGACCCTTATGGTGTAAGCAAAAGAACTGCTTATATGGAATCCATTATTCGCGATATGCAAACTAAAGAATTAAACGAGTTTGCAGAAGCAGAATTTGGCATAAATCTTTTTGAAAATGACCCAGAACTTTTGCCTGATAGCCAAGAGGAGCTGGAGTTACATATGCAGCTAACATACAAGCAGGCTGTTGAATTAGCTGAAGAGCAGGCGATCCAAACCTTGTTAGATGGTAATAATTATGATTTAACAAAGAAGAGGGTTATATATGATTTGTCTGTTATAGGTATTGGTGCTGTAAAAAATAGATTTAGTAAATCTGAAGGAGTTGTAGTCGACTACGTTGACCCTGCTAATTTAGTTTATTCATATACTGAATCACCGTATTTTGATGATATATACTATTGTGGCGAAGTTAAAAGCATACCTTTAAATGAGTTAAAGAAGCAATTTCCTGATTTAACACAAGAAGATTTAGAGCAAATATCTAAACAGGGTTACCAAAATAATGGTTTCTACGATAGAACTATAAGAAATTACGATCAGTCTGATAGTAATACAGTGCAAGTATTGTATTTTAATTTTAAAACTTACATGAATGAGGTTTATAAAGTTAAAGAAACAGCTACCGGCGCAACTAAAATATTAGTAAGAGACGATCAGTTTGATCCTCCAGTTGAAATGCTTGAGGAACAATTTGGGAAGCTTTCAAGATCTTTAGAGGTTTTATATGAAGGTGTTTTAGTTTTAGGAACAAACTTTTTACTAAAATGGGAAATGGCAAAAAATATGATGCGACCAAAAAGCGATCATACAAAAGTGCTTATGAATTATAGCATTGTAGCCCCTAGAATGTATAAAGGTAAAATAGAATCTATAGTTAGTCGTATAACAGGTTTTGCTGATATGATACAGTTAACCCATCTTAAGTTACAACAGGTAATGTCAAGAATGATACCTGATGGTGTTTATCTTGATGCAGATGGTTTAGCTGAAATAGATTTAGGTAATGGAACAAATTACAATCCACAAGAGGCCTTAAATATGTTTTTCCAAACAGGTTCTGTAATAGGAAGATCATTTACGCAAGAAGGTGATATGAATCCAGGCAAAGTTCCTGTTCAAGAAATAGCTAGCGGATCTGGGGGTCAAAAATTGCAGTCTCTAATATCTACGTATAATTATTATTTACAAATGATACGTGATGTAACGGGACTTAATGAAGCCAGAGATGGCAGCGCCCCAGACTCAAGGGCACTTGTGGGCATTCAAAAAATGGCAGCGGCAAATTCTAATACAGCAACGAGACATATATTAGATGCTGGTCTATTTATAACTGCACAAATTGCAGAGTGCTTATCATTAAGAATATCAGATATATTAGAATATTCACCATCAAGAGATGCATTTATACAAAAAATTGGTGGTCATAATGTTGCTACATTAAAAGAAATGGGTGATTTGCATCTTTATGATTTTGGTATATTTTTAGAATTAGCGCCAGATGATGAAGAGCGCTCGATGTTAGAAAATAACATTCAAACCGCATTGTCAGCCGGCCTTATAGATTTATCTGACGCTATCGATATACGCGAAATTAAAAATATAAAGCTAGCTAATCAAGTTTTAAAAATACGAAGAAAGCGTAAACAAGAACAAGATCAGTTAATACAGCAACAAAATATAGAAGCGCAAGCACAAGCAAACGCACAAGCCCAAGAAGTTGCAGCGGCGGCAGAAGTACAAAAAAATGAAGCTATAACAGCACAAAAAGCTCAATTGCTTCAAATGGAAAACAATTTTGAATTACAAAAAATGCAAGCTGAGGTAGCTGCTAAAAAAGAATTAATGGCTCAAGAGTTTCAATATAATATGCAATTAAAAGGTGTTGAAACAACCGGGCAAAAAGAAAAAGAAGCTCAAAAAGAAGACAGAAAAGATGAAAGAACAAAGTTGCAAGCAACGCAGCAAAGTCAACTTATAGAGCAAAGAAAAAACAATACACCGCCTCAAAACTTTGAATCCAGCGGAAACGACATTATTGGCGGAGGATTTGACTTAGGTTCCTTCGAGCCTAGGTAATAATAATAGTAGTAATTATATAATATTTTATCATGTTAGAAAACCAAGAAGAGGTTCTTGACTCTCAAGAAGAAAGCCAAGAACAGCCTGTCGTTGAAAACGAAGCGCCAGAGCAAAATGTAGATTCACCTGTTTCGCAGGATGATGAAGGCACAATAAAAGTAGATTTTACTAAATTTAATAAAGAAGAAGATGCCGTTCAAGAGCAAAGCACAGATGACAGCGATGTTGCTGTCGGAGAATCCGAAGACAAGACAGACAGCGAAGAAGTGGTTGAAGAAGTACGGGAGCCCGAACAAGAAGAAACAACTACTCTCGAAGAAATAACCGAGGAAGAAGTACAAGAAAAAACACAGCAGCTTACAGAAGATATTACAGAAGCTGTTGCGGAATCAAATGAAACAGGTGTTGAGTTGCCTGAAAATATTCAAAAGGTTGTTGATTTTATGAATGAAACAGGCGGATCGCTTGAGGATTATGTAAAATTAAATACAGATTATTCTAGCTTAAGTGAAACCCAATTACTTAGAGAATACTACGAAACAACAAGGCCTCATTTAGAAAAAGATGAAATTGACTTTTTAATGGAAGACAATTTTTCATATGATGAAGAGCTTGATGAAGAAAGAGATGTACGTAAAAAGAAAATAGCTTATAAAGAAGAGCTAGCAAAGGCTAAAAAGCACTTAGATGGGCTAAAGTCTAAATATTACGAAGAAATTAAAGCTGGGTCTAGGTTAAGTCCAGATCAGCAAAAAGCTGTTGACTTCTTTAACAGATATAATAAAGAACAAGAAACTGTTAAAAAAGAAAACGAACAACAGGCAAAAATATTTTTACAGCAAACTGATACTGTTTTTGGTGAGGATTTCAAAGGTTTTGATTATTCTGTCGGAGACAAAAAGTATAGGTTTAAAGTTAAAGATACCACAGAGGTTAAAAATACCCAAAGCGATATCAATAATTTCGTCAAGAAGTTCTTGAACGACAAAAATGAAATGGTAGACGCTAAAGGATATCACAAATCTCTATTTACAGCAATGAATGCTGATGCTATTGCTAATCACTTTTACGAACAAGGAAAAGCCGATGCAATGAAGAGCAGTATTGAAAAATCAAAAAATGTAGATATGGATCCGAGAGGGACTCATGAAAAAGTTACTACAGCAAATGGTTGGCAAATACGAGCGGTACCAGGTGATAGTATTAGTGGTTCAAAGTTGAAAATTAAAAAAAGATAATTAACCATTAAAAAATAATAAAATGGCATTTGCAACTTCGCCAACCACGTTGGCAAATTTAAGTCATCTAACTCCACGCCCAGTAAAGGGTTTGTTTGGTGACAACTATCTTTCTGTAGGAGAGATGGATTTTACACAACAGTTTCTACCTGAAGTATACGAAAAAGAAGTAGAGAGATACGGTAATCGTACTATCTCTGGATTTTTACGTATGGTTGGGGCAGAAATGCCTATGGCTTCTGACCAAGTAGTATGGTCTGAGCAAGGGCGTCTACACATTGCTTATGATGACGTAGAGGTAGTAGATACAACTAACTTAACATTTCCAGCTGATCACTTGATTGGACCAGGAATGACAATCGTTGTGTCTAAAGGATTTACAACTCAAAAAGCATATGTAAAGGCTGTAACGGGACAAAACGTAGAAGTAGACACTTACGGTGAAGTATCTGGTATTACAATTACTGGTGCTGACGTAAAAGTATTTGTTTACGGATCTGAATATTCTAAAGGAACATCATTAGCTGGTAATTCAGTTGACGCTTCTTTCACAACTTTCAACAACAAGCCAATTATTCTTAGAGATAAGTATAATGTAAATGGTTCTGATGTTGCTCAAATTGGTTGGGTAGAAGTAACTACTGAGGCTGGAACTTCTGGTTACCTTTGGTATTTAAAGTCTGAGCACGAAGCACGTATTCGTTTTGAGGATCAACTTGAAATGGCTATGGTTGAGGCAGAAAAATCATTGAACATTGACGGAACAACAAGAGATATTGCACAAGCTGCTCAATTTGGTGGCGGTGGAACAATCACTGGTTCTGACGGTTTATTCTCTGTACTTGAAACTCGTGGTCTTGTATACAATGATGCAGACTTTGGAGCAGCCGGTACAGGTGGTGCACCAAGCCCTGGATTAGGTGAATTTGATACTATTTTAGCTGAGCTAGATAAGCAAGGAGCTATCGAAGAAAACATGCTTTTCTTAGACCGAGCTACTTCTTTATCAATTGACAATATGCTTGCGCAGCAAAATACTTATGGAGCTGGCGGTACATCTTACGGTGTATTTGACAACTCTGCAGATATGGCATTAAACTTAGGTTTCTCTGGATTCCGTAGAGGTTCT